GTCCATAATGGGCCCGGTTGGCTCGAGCAAGAGCACCGCAGCTGCTTGTCGACTTGTCCGGCACGCATATGAACAAGCGCCGTACAATAACATTCGGTACACGCGTTTCGCGATCGTCCGCAACACCGGCCCACAGCTTGTCGACACGACGATCAAGACGTGGCTGAAGCTGTTTCCTGAGAACGTCTACGGGAAGTTCTCGAGCACGTCGAAGACACACCGCTGGCGCTTCCGGCCTGATGGCGCGAAGTATCTGATTGACGCGGAGTTCATCTTTCGCGCGCTCGATGACGAAGATGACGTTGCGAATTTGCTATCGCTTGAAGTGACAGGGATGTGGTTCAATGAGCTACGAGAGATCAATACCACGATTCTCGCGCATGCTGGTAGACGCGCTGGGCGCTTCCCTGGTGCTGATCTTGGTGGTTGCACTTGGCGCGGCTGGATTGGAGATACTAATCCGTGGGCAGCTACTTCTGACCTCCATGAAATGTTTGTGGCAGACCCGCGTCAGGGTTATGCGTATTTTAAGCAACCCGGCGGCATGGAGCCGGATGCTGAGAACCTAGAGAATCTTGAGCAGACGCCTGAGACGATCCTGCTACCCTGGAATGATCCGCGCCGTCGCGAACAGGGTCGCACGTACTACGTCAACGCGATCCGTGACTACACGAAGTCGGACGCCGACATGTACGTTCACTGCAAATATGGCGCCTCGCGCGACGGCAAGCCGGTGTTCGAGGCGTACGATGACAACGTTCACTGCCGCGAGAAACCGCTGCTATTGCTGAAGGATCACGCGAAGGCCGATCCTGTCGTTCCGATCTACATAGGATGGGACAACACAGGACGCAATCCTGCAGTGGTCGTAGCGCAGAAGTCCGACGACGGACAGTGGCACGCGCAGTACGAACTATGCGCGGAAGGCATGGGCATGAAAGCCTTTGCAGCGGAAGTGAAGCGATGGCTCTCGGAGATTATACCGAGTTACCGCATAATCAAGATCACTTGTGACCCCGCTGGCAAAGCGAAGGGTGCAGACGATCTCGATATGCGAATGCTCATCGTCCAGGCTTTCCCTGGCGTTTCGGTAATAAACGCGCGAACCAACGATCCGGCAACGCGTATCGAAGCGGTCGACGGGGCGATGCGTCGACAGATTCTCCCCGGTGGAGAACCAGCATTGCTCATCAGCAAACGCTGCAAGATCCTGCGCTCGGCGTGCATCGTCAAGTATCACTTCCGCAAGATGAAAATTTCTGGAAGTGACCGCTGGACCGATACGCCTGAAAAGGTTACTCCGTACGCGGACGTAGCCGATGCACTACAGTACTTGATGCTCGGCGGCGGCGAAGGACGCTTGAACTCCGGGGCACCTGGTGCGCAGCAACCGCCCGCGTGGCCTGTCGACGGCGGATCGATTCAAATGGCGGTTCCGAAAGGGTGGAACCCACTTGGCGTCAAGGATTAGCCTTCTCGACTTGCCTGAAGGAATACGCTTGATCGAATGGTACGTCGTGTACCATTGGCGCGAGCCGTATTTCTTCTGGGGGAAATGGTTGAAGCAAGGCTTCCGGCACGTTGAACTGTGGCGCCGGCAACCGTTTGGCACGAGCCACGATCAGGTGCTCTGGCTGGTGTTGAAACCCACATTCGAGGTTCTCGAATGCTACATCGATTGTGATTCGCGAGCGCCTTGGGTTCGGTTCCCTCAAGCGACTACTCAGAAGGTTAGCGTGCTCTCAAGAGAGTACAAGGTCCGTCAATGGTTCATGTGTCGGCCGCCGACTTGCACAGAGACGGTTAAGAATGCCTTGGGGATCAAAGCGTTTTTGGTGTGGACTCCGCATCAACTCTATCGATACATCAAAAAGCGCGGAGGCGTGATTAAATGAGTTCCATGGGCGGTGGCAGTTCTGGTCCAACGGCACAGCAGCAGGCGCTGCAGACCGAGCAGGCGACGACTAATGCGAACCTCAATCTCCAAGAGAACGAGCAGCGTAAGGTCATCTTGAACGCGATGCAGGGCACGCGGGTGTTCCGCGGCTCCGCGCTCTCGCGCGCCATAGCAGGCAACTCCGCAGGCAATGAGAACGCCACACCGCAGGGTGCTCCTTCGGCCGCGCAAGCCGGCGGGGCGCTACGCACAGCAGCCGCGGGCGGCAGTTTACTTGACTCATTCGGAGCCCCGACTGGGATCACAGCGCAAGCTGCAGCAGCAACACCAACGCCAGGCGGCGCAGCTGGTGGCGGACGCGGCGGCGTCGGCCGATAAGGAACGAACATGACCCAACAAGAAACGCTTCGCATCGAAGAAGTAAATGCTGCTTAGTACGCTACCTTCTGGCCTCGAGGATGCTGATGCGCTGTTGAAGCGCCGCAAGCACGCCGAGGACAAGAAGCATCTTTGGCGGTCGACATATCGGGACGCGTATCAGTACGCGATGCCGGCACGGGAGACATTCACGTGGCATACGGAAGGGCAGCAAAAGAACCGTTTGTTGTACGATTCGACGCTGCAGGAAGCGACGTATACAGCAGCCAATACACTCTGTGCGTTGTTGTTCCCGGCCTGGATGCATTGGTGCGAACTGTCGCCGGGTGCTGCGATAGGGAAGAAGGAACTCGAGACGAATCCAGAGATCAACGAAGGGTTGCAGGAAGCGACTCGGATGTTCTTCAGCTACCTGAATACATCCAACTTCAACACGGTGATCTCTGAGGCCGCGCTCGATCTGCAAGTTGGTACGGCTGCGCTCTCGTTTGATGAAGGTGATCAGGATCAACCGTTCATCTTTCAGGCGATCCCGCTGAGCGCGATCGAAATTGAGGAGGGTCCGAATGGCACAATCGAAACTACGTGGCAGCATCGCTGCCCTCACGCTCGCAACCTTTTGCGCATGTACCCTGGCATGGAGTTACTTGATCTCCCAGAGTCGACTCGCAGGGTCATAAAGGAAGACCCGGAGAAGAAATTATCTGTCATCCAAGGCGAAATTTTCGACCCCGAGACGAAGAAGTATTATGGCGTCGTGATCGACACGACTGGCCCAACGATCATCTGGCGCTACGACTTCGGTGCCTCGAATCCGACGATAGTCGCGCGCGCTGCGAAGTGCGCCGGCGAGACTTATGGCCGCGGACGTGTCCTCCTCGCACTGAGTGACGCGCGTACTGTCGACCGCATGCAGGAGTTCGTCCTGACACATATGGCGCTCCAGGTTGCGCCGCCGATGACAGGGGTTAGTGATGGGGTCCTGAATCCGTACACGGCCTCCCTGACACCGAACACGATTATCCCCGTGGCCTCTAACGCGGACAACAGTCCCAGTTTACGGCCGCTAGAGTGAGGTCAAAAATTCCCGCCTGCGCAGGCGGAAATGGCGGCGTTACGCGAGCGCATACGAAGAACCCTCTTAGGGCCTGAGCCTAGTGAAGGGCCCGTGAAGAGTGCTACAGAAATTTCTGTGGCCGACCGCAATCGCCTCTGGGCGATGAACGGTGAGTACAACCGCATTATGGCTGAACTCCTCGCGAAGATTGTCAGCCGCGGGGTTTTTATCCTGCAGAAGAAGGGCCTGATTCCGAAGTTCAAAGTGAACGGTCGGCAGGTCGCAGTCAAGTACACGTCGCCGTTCGCGAAGACGCAGTCTGCGGATGACGTGCTCGCGCTGCAAGAAACGATGCAGATCCTCGCGCCGCTCGGCCCGCAGGCGTTGCAGATGGGGTTGAAGGTCAAAGACCTTCCCGCGTACGTCGCGCGCATGAAGGGCCTCCCCGAGTCGTTGATTATGACGGACACGGATCGTGCGGACCTGACGAAGAAGATGATGCAGGCGCAGCAAATGGCGCAGCAGAATCAGGTTCAACAGAACGCGCAGATGAACCCGCAGGCGCCGAACACAACGAATGAGGCGCCACCGCCGTTGAGTCCAGCGTAGGAGAAGACGATGGCTTTAGGAGAATGGCTCGAAGGGGATGATCCCTTCGCGCAGACGAAGGCAGAGAAAACAGAAGTCAGGGACGAGGCGCTGATCTTCGCGCAGAAGTTCTTGATCTTCACGACCGGCCCCGGCCTTGACTTGCTCAATCATTGGAGCAGTGTGGTACGAAATCGGATAGTGCCCACCACAGCAAGCTGGGGCGAACTCGCTCAGTATGAAGGCATGAGACAATTTGTTGAAAGGATACATCAGCAAGTTTCCTATGCTCAGAGTGGTGGTCAAACGCCTTACAAGGAACGTTGAAGTGGCGTACAAAGATCCTGGTATTTGGGTAAGCATAAGGAGATTCGATAATGGCAGAAGTGACACCTGCGGTCGCAGTAGCGACACCCGCAGCCTCAACCGCCGTAGCAGCAGTAGCAGCCCCCGCTGTCGCCGCAGTTGCAGCACCCGCCGCAGTAGCGGCCCCAGCGCCTGCTGTTGCCGCTGGCACCAGCCTGCTCGACACGTCGGCTCCAGCGCCAGCAGCGGCTCTTACGGCGGCACCTGCCGCACCGACGCTCGCAGAGGCGCAAGCGATCGTCGCCAAGGCCGCAGAAGCCGCGCGCCTCGCCGCGCAGCCGAACAGCGGCTTGGCGTGGAACTTGAACGCTACGACACCCGGCGTCGGCGAGAAGCCGGCCTGGTTCAAGAGCGACAAGTACAATACTGTTTCAGCGCAGGCTGAGGCGTACACAGCACTCGAGGCGCGCTTCGGCGCGTTCACGGGCGCTCCGAAAGACGAGAAGGGTCAACCGAAAGCTTACGAGCTGAAGTTGCCCGATGGCGTCACGGTCGACATGAAGCATCCGATCATGATCGGCTTCAACGAATGGGCGGTCAAGAACAATGTCAGCAATGACAAGTTCAACGATCTCCTCGGCCAGCTGGCGTCGTACGAGGCTTCACAGGAAGTCCCGATGTCGACGGTGCTGACGCAGCTCGGTCCCGACGCCGGCAAGCGCATCAACGACGTGAATACGTGGGCGAAGGCAAATCTCGATGCAGGCGGCTGGGAGTTGATGCGCGCGGCGACGAGCGACGGCAACACTGCCGCAGCGACGTTCGCAGTGCTTGAGCGCATGATCACGAAGACAGCGCAGTTCAGTATGCCGAAGCCCGGCGCTGACACAGCGGCTGCCGGCGTTCAGGGGACAGCGGCGATCGTGGCTATGCAGGCTCAGAAAAATGACAAGGGCCAGCGTCTGTACGATATCGATCCGGCGCATCGTCGAACGGTTGAGGCGGCATGGAAGAGTCACTTCGATACGAACCCCGTGGTCCGTGATCGACAAGGAAATGTTCGAGGGTAATTTTAGGTGGCCTTCTCACGAGGGCCACCGTGAATTACGAACGACGACGCCGCGGGGACCTCGTAAGAGCCCGCGAAACGAGTCGCCAGTGTTGAGGTGAGAGAGGGCCGGCAACGGGACCCCAATCGAACTACACGTCGTGAAAGTCGGCATGAAAGAACGTCTCTCCTTATTTCAGTTTTTGAAGGAAATCTAAAATGTCAATTAACTTGGGCGGCGTGTATACCAGCACGAC